GCAATTTCATAAGCAGCTTCAGTCATTGCAGCATTCATAATCTTTGGATTCATCTGTGCAGTATCAATATCATCAATTGTAAAAGAGAAACTCTTTGCTTGGTCAATAGTTAGAATCTTCTGTGCACCATCAAGTTTCTGCCAAGTAATAGCTTCATATTTTGTATAATCATTTACTGAAATTTTACCAATCTCATTGATTTTTACAGAATCACCTACATTTCTAATTTCACCCTCATATTGCCTATCAACTAATGAAGCAAACACAAGAGCTTTCTGAAGTCTAACAAAAAGTTTAGAACTCCATATTGTCGGTATAAAATTTTCTAGACCCATATTTATCTCCTTAAATTTTTAATTATACTTTACCAAGAGCTTTATCAAGCTCACCAGCCATTTCCATCTCAATCATTTCTTTCTCCGAAAGTTTAGATAAATCAACTTTATTAGTAGATTTTATCTCATTTCCTGCTCCAGGCTTATAACCACTTGCAAGAAGTTCATTTACTTTCGCAGTTTTTGCATTCTCCAATTCACTTTTGAAATTACGAATATACAAATTCGCTTGCTCTACACTTGTAAATGGAATATTATCAATAAAATCTAAACTGACTCCCTCCTTAAATGCCAAATCTTTAATCTGACTTTTAAGTCTCTCCATCTCTTGTTCTTCTTTCATTCTCCTCATATTCTCTTCAAGCTCACGAACACGCTTTTGCTCAGGTGTCTCTTCTGGATTACGTTTCAATAATTCAGCAGCAACTCTTGCGTTGACTTCATTATCAAATGTTTTCCGTTTGTATGTATCCAATGCTTCAGTAACACGTTTGTCCATCATCGGCTGAATTAACGCTTTACCATCTGGTGTATCAAGATAAGCCTTAACCTTATCAGGAGTTATTGGTTCTTCTGGAACTAATCCCTTCAAATAAGTTTTAATAGTCTCATCATCACTGTTTGCTTCCAAAAAAGCTTTTACCTGTTCAAATGTAATAGTCTCATCATTCATATTATTTCTCCTTGTATCCTTCACAAAAATCCTGTAGTATTTTAATCCTACTCAGATTTTGGAAGTCTTCTTTTCATTGGTCTTCCTCTAGATTTTCTTGTTTTTGAAGTATTTGATTCATTCTGTACAACAACGGGTACAGTAATCAAATCCTTATTTGCATTTTCAATGACATTAGAACCCTTTTCGCTAGGAACACCATGCAATGCTGCAAGTCTTCTTTGTCTAGCTTCAAGTTTTCTTTGCCTATTTTTATCCACGTTAATAACCTCCTTTTAACAAAAAAGGCGGAAAGATATTTTTCAATATCCTCCGCCTCTGGTTTTTCCAGCCAGCTTTATATCATTAACCATATATAGCACACATTTTATATTTTGTCAAGTACCTCCTATTGTATAGTTTTACTAAAATGTTCCGTGTCCACCGACTCCTTTCTTACATCAACTATAGTTCCATCACGAACAACAAATTTAATGGACACCTCTCCAAACTCCTTTTTCTGCAATTCAGTAGCAATCCAATTAAGATAACAAGAAAGTGAACTTCCTGTAGCAGTTTTATTATTCATTTGCCCGCCTTTTTCTTTCTTTTTTTTGCAGCCTGTGCCAATTTAGTCATTTTCTTGACACCATACTTCTTAATACCAACACTTGCTGCAACTGCTGCTGGATTTTCATATCCAGCTTCTCTAGCTTTCTTTTCAATAGCAGCAAATCGTTTGCCACTACCCAATTTAGGTTTTCTAGCCATTTTACGACCTCCTTCTATTTCTTTTTAGAAGTCTTTTTAGAAGATTTCTTTTTTGAACCTTTACAAGCCATCCTAACACCTCCGTTATTTTAGTCTTTTAGCTTCACTCAGAGCTATTGCTATTGCCTGTCTTCTGCTTTTAACTTTCTTACCAGAACTGGATTTTAATGTACCCATTTTATACTCATGCATTACTTTTTTAATTTTATTGGATTTCCGCTTTTTACTAACAGCCATTATTCACCTCCTCCATGATATTTTTTGTACCACTCATTATAGGTCATGTAGGGAATAATTCCTTGCTCTTTAGTTCTTCTGTATTTTGGTTCGTGCCCTTCTACAAAGAAGTTTTCAAGACACCTACAGTTACATCGCTGCTCTGGACTTAATCCTTCCCAATGCGGATATGGAGTGGTTTCACCATTAGGTAATGTATAAAGTCCAGTTTCCATATCCTTTTTCTTTCCATCCATAGCTGCATGGTCTGGTCTTGTTCTTAAATCCAAAACAGCATCCCATACCATATATCCTTTAACACCATTATCTAATGCCTGATAGTATGTATAATCTGAACCAGCAGTAAGTGCATTCATCCCTTCTGTTCTTACTATTTTTAATGCTCTACTATTTGAAATATCAATAGCTTTTGATAAATCTCTGCTCATAGCTTCAAAAGTTTTACCTTGAGCCAATCCATTCATCAATGCTTCTCTTATTTTCCTTCTAGATACTATTGTATATTCTTTTAATGATTCTGCATAAAATTTATTATTTATTTCTTCAATGGAAAATAATTTTGCTATTTGAGCAGCAGAAGGAATAAGTAAACCTAAATGTATACCAGTAGTCATATCTAAAGCCCACTCATTATAAAAAAATGACTGTTTATACAATTCTGGCAATGCTGTTTTTATTGCATACAAGCCTCTTTTTATAGCAGGTTCCAAGATGTCCAATAATTGTTCCTCTATTGCAGCATATCTATTATATTTTGCTAAATCAGAAGTAGTTAGTATACCATCGATAGCATATTTATCATAAATTATTTTCATTTCACCTTGTATATTCATCAAAGCATCATAATATGCTGCTTGTATTCTATCCTCATACTTTTTCAATAAGGATAGAAATGCTGGAACTATTGTTTCTTTTCTAAAAACCTGAAAATCTGGCATATTAGAATCTCATCCAAGGTTTCACATACCATGTACTCTTATTCAATGACTCTTTCAGCTTCTCGGCTTCTTTAACTAAATTTCTCCGTATTAGTTCATTGTAAAGTACATCAGCCACCTTTACATTATAGCTATATGGAATATCACTGTAAGTTTTAGCCAATTCCAAAAGCACTTCATTACTCGCAAAATGGAAAGAAGTATCGGCTGTATCAGCTTCCCTTTCTAAATCAATTTTATATTTAGTAAGAAATTCTTCATACTTCTTTATTTTGTCTTCTTCACTTTCTACTTCAGAATATGAAGGCATCACATCTACAATAGTTTCATCCGAAACAACTTCCTGTTTTACAGGTTCAACTTCCTGCTTTATTTCATCCAAAACAGGTTCAACTTCCTGCTTTATTTCATCCAAAACAGGTTCTTCTACTTTCTTTGCCATAGCTCTACTCCTTTATTCTCCAATTTGTTCACCTTTATCATTAAAAGCTTTTCCTATGGGTTTACCTTGCTCATCAAAACTTGACTTTGCACCAGTCATATCATATAATGTTCCTATAGGATTACCTTTAGAATCCTTCTTTGTCTGCTCTACACTAGGCATCATATTCTCTCTATCCTGTTCCTGCCTTCTTAGTTCCTCTTCTGTATTGGGTACAATGTCATCAGGCATAAAATCAGTAACAAGATAAGAACTGAATCCTGCTGCCTTCAATGCCTGTGCAGTCTGTGCAAATTCCAGTACATTCAATGGTGTGTTTCGTTTGTGGGTTATTACAATATCTTCGGACTGACAATATGGTCTACCCAATACTTTATAGACATTGAATATCAGATTCATTCTTTCATACAATCCAGTATCAAAATCAGCTTCAGCCGAAGAAACAAGATTCTCAAAATCAAATAATAGTCTTTGAATTGCTATACCAGAAGCACCACTAAACTTTTCTACTGCAAAATCTGGAACATGAGACTGTATATGAATCTGATTTTTTACTAAATCTGTCATAAACTGAATAAATCCATAGGGAATATCTTTTGTTAAAAACTTTATATCTGCATCTTTATCCAAATGTTCCATTATTCTATATCTTTTCAAATTCTGTAGTGCCGCTGATATAGCATTAGGTTCCTTTTTCTTCATTGGGTCTGTTATACCAAACCGTTTCATAATAAGATATGCGTTTGCAAATCTGTCAAATTCATTCATTGAATCAGAAATAAGCATATCATAACAATCTATCAGTCCAATAACAGGTTTAATAAGTCCCATCCTTTCATCACCGAGGTAATATGCTGCAACAGGAATATCATTGAAAAAGTTAGGTTGGTCTGGAGCATCTTTTACTAGATTCCAGTCATTACTACCAATAAAAGATTGATTTGAAGTATCATTTTTCAACCTTTTATAAATTTCAATGTGGTCTTTATAATACACTTCTACTTTATAAGCTCCATTATTTACTGGATAAAACCGTATTGCTATTTTCTTTTTCGGTTCAGAACTATAGTCATAGAGAAGTATCATTTCACGTGGGTCAACAGTAAAGAATTTTACTTCCGCCTTTACTGGTAATTTACTATCCATAGTAAACTCACCATCTATATACAATAATTCATAAGAAACTCCAAAAATTCCAGTATTTCTTCCAGCTCTGCTTGTTTTTATATGCTCATTATTTATATTATAATTATTCATTAAATTTGCATATGCAGGATAATGTGATTCTATATCGGGATTATTTATAGCTTCCATTGAATTTTTTGGCCCCGTTGGGGAACCATCTACTAATTCAGTGGGTTTATAAGTAATATATTTTGGCCTATAAGCGTATCCAGAAAAAGTATTCACTATTTTTCTACCATACGGTACAGGAATTGCTGCATTCGGTGTATTTGCATCAGTCGGATTTCTTTTAGTTATTGTTTCATTTTCTCCTATATAGTATTTCCATAATACATTGAATACCTGTACTTCATTGTGTTCATATTGTTCTATAATAGAAAGAATATCAGAAGTAGTTAATACATCTTTATCAGTTTTTAATAGTTCCATAAAATATCTCCTATAAACCTAAATCGCTTAAACTATAATTTGAAATAAAACCAGAATAAACTTCCTCGTGCCATAATTCTTCTGTGCCATATCGCAATGCTGCAATACAATCATCATTCACTTCTACAAAATCATCAGTATATTCTTCATTACCATCTTTATCTCTTATCTTTTTCCTATGGAATATCTGTATCTCTTTTGCAGTATTTGGGCATTTTGTTTTATCTATATGCATTCTCTGTCTTGTAAGAAAATCTATACCGAACCGTAAACTCCCCATTCCTTTTGTTGCACCTTCTACATGCCATCCTCTACTATTCCATTCATCGATTCTGTCTGGTTCAGCACTATCTGCTTTTATTATCATACTATGACCTAAGTCCCCATAATATTCTTCAGCATTCATAATAAACTGTAAATTTGTCCAACCTTTTCCATATAGTTCATCAATAACATATAGTTCACCATCCCTAAAACCACCTAAGATAAGAGCTGAAGCATGATTATATCCAAAATCCATACCCATAAATAAATTTTCATAACTGTCCAAACTATAATCCAAATCCTCAATAATATAGTCTGAAAATACTACACCACCATATACTCCCCAATTACCATCAACATACACATCTTTATAATATGAATCAGTAATAGATTCCAAATATCGTACAACATCTTCTTGCAAAAACCTATTATCCCTATAGGTACTATGATGCAGTGTTACACCTCTTTTAGGCTCATCGAAATAAGTTTTTTTAATCCAATGTCCAGCCCATATTGGATTTAATGTTAATATACCTTGTTTAACAAAAGTTGTATTACCTCTCAATCTCAGTCTCAGTTGATTCACATCATCTGGAACAGCTTGGTCTGCCTCTTCCAGCCAAAAATCAGTAGGGTCAAAAAAACTTTTCAGTTTTGTAACATCATCCAGTCCAACACTAAATATGGCATTATCGGTTACTTTACATTTTATGCTTGCTTCTGTATTATTGAATGAAAACAAATCAGTCATTCCAAAATTACGTATAGTTTGTACTAACAAATCATAACAAGAATGCTTTACTTCCTTCTTTACTTTTCTTGCTACTAAAAATCTATGCCCTTTTTCTGTTACCATTTTGTAAATAATTTTCTGTGCAGTAAAATAGGAATTATGGGTAACAACAAAATTCTTAAGCAGCATCTTATTATCCCCATCTACCATACACCCATAATATTCCCCTTCACCACATTCCTCAATTTTGAATGTACATTTGCCTTTCATATTATGTGCTTTATATTTTTTGCATGGTAGACTTTTCAAATTCCCTTTTATTTTTATTCTGTATACTCCATCTTTTATTGTATAATTTACGTATAGTCCTAAAGAATTTGCAAGATACAGAATTTGTTCAGCTAATATTTTATTCTTCACATAGAAATCTTTTCTTTTATCCTGTACTCCTTTCTTTGGATTTGTCTTTGCATCAAATATTCCAGCTAATACTTTACTTCTTACTTTCTTACTATTGTATAAAAATTCATCTGGAATAAAAAATGTGCTATCTCTACCTAAAGTATTATTGCTTCCTACCATAAAACCAATATCATATGGTTTATCAAATGTTTCTACTTCAGGCATTTCTATACTACTTTTATACATATACAGTTTATTTTTTATTTTCAGGTACTCTTCTATACTGTATTCATAATAATTCTCTTCATTGTCAACTAAACATAGTATATGCTCTTTATTGGCAATAAATTCATCCATCCCTCTAAATTTTATTTTATACAGTTTCCCATACCCTTTTGTTGTACCTAATACTTTCCTTGGCTTTGAATCCACCCCCATCACATAGTCATCTTTCTTTATATCTTCTATTCTTTTCAACCTTCCATCAGCCATTACTATTTCAGT